TTACGGACTTAACTTCGTGGACTTATATAACCTTCGCGGAAATGAAGTACCACTATCTGAAAGTATTCAAAAGACAATAGATACAATAAATAAAGCACACGTAGATAAAGCTAGTGCCGTATATTTTGATAATAAATATTACTTAGCTGTTCCTACTGGAACTTCTGAGGTGAATAATACTTTATTGATTTATAACTTCTTAAATAAAAGTTGGGAATCTATAGATACTGTAAATAATGTAGACACAGATGGTAACACTTTTTCATCCTTTGAGTTCACTAAATTATTGGTAGCTGGTAAAGGTTTAAAAAGAGGAGTGTACGTAACAAACACAGACGGCGGTATACATAAACTAGAAGTCTTTGATGACGGTATCGATAGAGTGATTACAGATATTGGGACTACTACAGAGAAAGAAACTAGAGTTCAAGGTTCAGCTAGTACTAGAATGTTTACATTAGGTTCAATAGATAGAAAGAAATTTAAAGATTTTGAAATACATTTGGAATCCAGTGCAGATAATTCATCTGATTTATCAATAACAGCTACGACAGAAAATGTAGATTCAGAATTAAATTTAACACCGGATGGAACAGTTGGTTCAACGTATGGACCATTTGTAAACTCAGATGGTTTTAATCAATCCAGTATACCAGCTGGGGAAGATGTATCCGTAAGAGGGCGAATAGGTAATAAAAGATCTTACGGATTGCAAATGACTTTAACAAGCGTTCTAGGTAGACCTAGGTTTAGGTCACTTAGAGTTTCTGCTTCGGAAGCATTCCGCTCGACAAGTAGTGTACAATAGTAATAAATAATTTCATAAAGATATGTCTATTTTAGTAAAAGGAACTGATTTCGGTCCAACAGAACAAGTAACATCAACGAAGCTAGATAATCTAGTAGATGCGGCTTCATTTACAAACACTTCAGAGGTTGCTGTAAACTATAGTGGTAGCACTGGTACTTGCTTACAAGGCGGCGGATTAGAGGTTACATCAGCTGGGCAATTGCAGATTAAAGACAGTGACGTAGACTTGGTTAAATTTTCTGCTGCTCTAAAAGATTCAATACATCCAATCGGCATTATATTAGAAACAACTCAAGAAAGTACAGCTGCAGCTTTTCAAACAAAAATAGGATTTGGAACTTGGGAAGCTTATGGTGAGGGTAGAGTTCTAGTGGGCTTTGGAAGCACTACTGACGACAGATCGGATACAGTAAATTTCAGTTCAGTGGGCGATGAGGCTGGTGAATTTCAGCACGTTCTTACCGCTGGGGAGTCTGGTGTAAAAAATCACACTCACTCATTTAGATTAACCGGTGACAGTACTCCAGATAGCGGGTCTAACGGAGGTTTTGTGACTGGGAACTCTGGATTCACCGCAAGTGGTACAACCGGTACTGCGACTGATACATCTGGAGAACAAATCGGAGGAACTACTGAAGTAAGTGGCTCAGCTCACAACAATATGCAACCGTATATAGTAGTATACAGATACAGAAGAACAGCTTAATATGAAAAACTTTTTAATAGAATTTTTTAGACCTATAGATAATCTTATCTTTAATTACTTCGTTAAGATCGGAGCGATTAAATGCGTTGATCCACTTACAGCCTTTGAAATAGGAGGTAATATTTTAGGTGGTATCTTTGGAAGTAGAAAGGCTAAAAAAGCAGCTCGTCGAAGAGCCAAAGCGATTAGAAATGCTTACGCACAATTTAGATCCCCAGAAGATATAATCGAACAGCAGTACGGAGATGGTCTTTATGGTGAACAAGCAATGGGTGCTATCTTGGGTAGAGAAGCTGAATTAATTCCACAGTTTCAAGAATTAGCAGAACTTAGAGCTCGTGGCATTCGTGACATCCAAGAGGAATCAAAGCTACGTCAGTTAGATTTATTAGGTGAATACGGTGCAGATATTAGAGAGACTTTAGAAGATCCAAGATTAGCACAGCTAGCTGGTATGGATATAGCCGAAGCTGAAAGATTAACAGCCGAAGCTGCTGGACCACTTGGAGTAGAAGCTGCTAGAACAGCTGAACAAACTGCACTAGGATTAGGTCAAAGAATGGGAAGAGTAGGAGATGCTTCTACATTAGCTAGAGCTGCCCTAGGTAGAGAGTCCGCACAAAGAGCACGTAGACAAGAAGCCGCTGGTGCACGTCAAAGAGCTTTGGTGTCAGCCGGTCAAGCTAGAATAGATCCGTTTCAATTTATGTTTGGTGCACCTTCTATAGAGGAACGTCAATTCTTAGCTGCTGGACTTGGACCACAAGTAACAGACCCCGGACAAGCAATTAATATAGGATCCGCAGAAGATTTACGAAAAGCACAAGCAATTCTCGGAGAAGGATTAGCACAAGCTCAAGGCACTGCGGCTAGTGGAGCTATCTTAGGAAATATGTTTAGCTCAGTAGGTAGTCAACTAGGTAGTCTGGACTTCGGAGGACCCACAAGTATGCAAACACCTATGACTCCCGGATATGGAACAGTATTAGCACCACCTTCTGGAGGATATACTCAATCAGCTGGTCAAAACTTATTGAAAAGCTTTGGATACAAAGGATAATTTATGCTTAGAGGATCATCACCAATTCAATTATCTCAACTCGATATAAGCCCCGCGATTCAAGCTGGGGCTTTGGAGCAACAAGCTGCTGTGAACTTAGCGAGCAGTATAAGTAATACTATAAAAGAGTTTCAGCAAAAGAAGATTGAAAAAGAAGAAAGGGCTGCTAATATTTCTGCTATTCAAGATATGTTAGATCTAGATAAAGAGACAGCTACAGCTCTAGTTAAAAATCCAGACTTAGCTCCTTTAATAAAACAAAAGAGAGAACAAGAAAGAGAATCTGAATTAATGCAAATGGAACCTATAATAACCGAAAAAGCAGTCAATATAGGAACACAAGAAGCACCAGCGTACAGAAATATAGTTAATATACTAAACCCAGTTACTGGAAAAATGACAACTGAAGTACTGGAGGCAGAAGATACTAAACAAATATATAAGGATTATAGTGACGAACAATTAAAGATTAGTTCAGACATTGGATACAGACCAAAGAGTTTAGAACGCATACAGTTGGAAGACGGAACATTTGTAAATAGAGTTTACGGAGGCGTTGAAGATAGATTTACTTACGATAAGAGTCTATTACCAGAAGATGTTCCAGAAACTAAAGTACAAGAAGCACAACGTGTTGTAAAAGAATACAATGCAGCTTTCCCAAATAACAAAATAGATGAAGCAGAAGGTGTTCAAAAATTAATTAGCTTATATCAGAAGGATCAAGATATTGTATTTGATTTTGGTTCACTTGGTAGATTTGATGAAGAGGGAGAATCCATAGGACCAAATGTTACCACAATAAATAGTTTAGAAGAAGCACAGAATTATCCATCCACTAAGTTATTGACTGACGGACAAGGTAATTATATGTACGGAACCGGAAATTAAAAGCAATGGGATTTATTATTCCTTTAGAGAACCGAGTGGATCCTCCTCAAGAAAACAAGGACGGCTCATTTACAATACCCAATGAATTAAGGGTAGACCCCACACAGACATACGAGGATACTGTGTTTGCTTACACTCCAGAAGAGCAACAGCAGATACTAGAGGATCCAGAGTTTATGGATTACGCTGTAGGTTACGGAGGAGAGATGCTTATCGGAGAAGGATATAAGGCTGCTGGAACTGGATTAGGTAGCCTTGCTGGACCAAAGGGAGCAGTAGCTGGATATGTAATCAGCGGTCTTTATGGAGGGTACGAAGGATCAAAATTTAGACAGAATGTATTAAGACCCGGAGAGGAGTTAGACAGAGGTGAGCTTATGGCTGATATGTTCCTCAATCTAGTTCCGGGAATCTTTGGTAAAGGTAAAAAATTACAGAAGGTTGGGGTAGGTATAGCCGCCGGAACCGGTGCCGAAACTATAGAGACCTATGTAAGTGAAGGAACTCTACCTACATTAGAGCAACTAAAGGATGCTGGTATAAGTGGAGGTATGGTAGCACTTGGGTTTGACTTAGGTGGTGATGCTTTCAGAAAAGCTTACACTAAGTTTGCTGGAGAGGATGCAACTAAATTAACCGAAGCTTATAAGATGGGAGATCCTTCCGCAAAAATACTTATTGACGGTATGGAAAGAACAGCCAATAAGTACACAATAGCTAGACGCAAATCATATAGGTCCTTGATAAACAATGTAAGAGAGTTCTTTGATGATGAGTACATAAACCTTAGAATGCTACAAGATCAATCCGCCGGAGGTCAGTACAAAACAAAACAGATTGAAGGTGAACCGTACTTAAAAGTAAAGAATGACACAGAGGACTATTACTTACAAAGAAGATTAGCAAATGGTAAGATTGATGCTAAGTCCGATATGATGTACGAACTGTATAAGTTGGACGCAATTAAGTTAAGGGGTCACGTAGACGATTACAATACTACTACGTTTAATATCTTTAAGAGCAAAGGTAGAGAATCTGATTTTAAACCTATGGAGTACGATCAGTTAAATAAAAACGTAACTGATTATTTGTACGCTAAACACGCTATTGATTTCAACGCCAAAAATAAAACTGATAAGAACCCAAGTCCTTCTGGTATGTCTACGGAAGATGCTCAAGGAATCATAAAGCAGTTTGAGGATTCCGGAATGGACAAGCAGTTTAGAGATTTATTAGATGGCAGAAAAGAGATGGCTAATATGGCTCTTGAAGCTCTGTTAGATGGCGGTCTTATAAATCAAAAAACATTTGATAAACTAAGAAAGACATACCCTAATTACGTACCTCTTAGTAATGTTGTCGATGCAGATGATATAGACATTAACGCCAAAGTATTCAACCAAAGCGATACAAAGTTTGAGACAACTGGCACTGGTGTCAAGAGAGCAACCGGCGGAGAACGAGGTGGCGATATTAATTTCAATATACTGAATACCTATAATCAAGCAATAAAGAGAGCTGAAGTAAATAAAGCTAATCAATCATTTGCTAATTTGATAGAATCAAATCCGGATTTCGTAACAGAGAAGATAGCAAAGGTAACAAAATCTAAGGTAGCTGGAAAGAACTGGGACGGAACTCCTATATATAAGACTGAACTAAAAGGTGTAGATAACCTAGTAACTTTCTACAAGGATGGTCAACGCTATGAAATAAACTTTACAAAAGAATATAAGGACCTAGCTCCTATTATGAAGGGATTGAATGCCAATGAGGTGAATGGTGTGTTCAAGGTGCTTTTAGCTGGACAATCTTGGTTGGGTTCAATTTATACTAGATGGAATCCAGACTTCATTGCACCTAATTTATTTAGAGATAGATCAGAAGCGTTCGTCAATAACCTAGCTAAGATGAATGGTTATGATGCGTTGAAAACAATTCTTCCACAAGAGGTAGCTACAGACATAAGGGTAGTAGCTAGAAATGTTTACAACAAACCAGCAACAAGCCCAGAAGGTATAGAGATGGACAATATGTACAAGCTCTTCAAGGAATCCGGAGGAAGCACCGGCGGTCTAGGTGTAGCTACTTTTGAAAGCTTAGAGAAACGTATGAGGAAACTGCAAAAGAATCCTAATATGAATCCTAAGGAAAAGACTAAATTATTCTTTGAATTTCTAAATAATTTAAGTGAAATATCTGAAGATGCTACTAGGTTTGGAACATTTAGGAATGGTATCAATAGCGGTTTAAGTCCAGATAAGGCAGCACTTGCCGCAAGAGATAGTTCCTTTGATCCTAAGCTGATGGGCAAGGGTGGTCCGTACTTAAAGTCTTTGTACTTGTTTGTGAATCCAGCAATGCAAGGAACTAAGAACTTTCTTAGAAATATGAAGAAGCCAGAGGTTTATGTTCCAGTAACAACAACAATGGCAACAGCTTCTTACTTATTGCATCAGCACAATATGGCTGCTTATGAAAATCCAGATGGTATTCCCTACTACGAAATAATACCGGAGCACGTTCAAGATAGGAATTTTGTTTTTATAACTGGAATGGATCCAGTTACTAATGAACCACAGTATTTAACTCTACCTATAGGTTATGCACTTGGTCCACTTAAAGCTTCTATAGATTTTGGAACCAGATACTTAGCTGGAAATCAAGAGCTAGATAATCCAGAGGAGGTTATTGCAAAACTTGCGGAGAAGACTATAAGTTCATACAACCCAGCTGGTAGTTCACTTGTTCCTACTCAAGCTGAACCTTGGATATCTTTATTTATGACCAATGAAAATGGGTTGAAACAAAAGATAGTTCCAGAAAGATTGTTTGAAAAAAATATTAGTGCCAATGAAAAGGTTTATGATTGGACAGCGGATACAAAGGGCGGAGAACTGTTTATGCAATTAGCTGATAGTCTAGTTAGAGGCGGCATTGAAGTATCTCCGGAGCAACTTAAATATGGTTACGAAACTTATACCGGTGGTCTAGGTAAAGTTCCTATGGACTTATTTAACATAGCATCTAAACTATATAACGGAGAAAAAATATCTCCAAGAGAGATACCTATAGCAAGAAGATTTTTTGGTCAAGCTTATTGGGAGCCAGCTGCTATAAGAACTGAAGACAAGGATTTAATTGATTCAACAAGCAAAGAAGTTAACACCGAGCTATACAGAGAAAAAAGAATTGGTAGGCAGTTAGCTTATGAATTAATGGATATTAAAAGTCAAAGAAAAAGGGAAGAGAGGTTTGTGGAAATAATAAGAGATCCTCAGTACTCTATGGAAACTATTAATTCATTCAATGATAGAATGGATATACTTACAGATAAGACAAGCGGCTTAGCTAAGAGACTCAAGAAAGAAAGTATAGAGGTAAGATTAAAGTTTGTTGACTCCAAGGTAAGTACACTTGAAACACCGGAAGAAAGAACTAAGTTCTTGGAAGATATGTTGAAGTACAAAGTTATTACTAAAGATAATTTACTTAGATACCAACAAGATAAAGTTAAGGATGAAATCTTTGAGAGGTTTAGACTTAACTTCAATCCAGATAAATAAAAGCCCCCACCGGAAAACATAAAAAACGGTGAGGGCTAGTAGATAATGGTTAACAATAACCGAGCTAACCGAACTAACAGAACTAAGACATATTAGAAAGTAATTCTTTGAGGTGCTTCTTCTGATCTTGTAACTCCTTGCGGCGTTCTTCAAGAGCTTCTATGCGGTAAGATATTTGACGTGACTCCATACGAATCATATCAATGCGAGTTTGTAGGCGTTCTGTATTTTCCTTCATCATCTTTTAGTTATTTGTAGACTTAGTGTAAAGTTCAAGAACCCTACTGATAGCCAAATTATTCTGTCCCCTTTGAGTCCATCCACTTCTACGAACAAAGAAGGGAGTATATAGATTTCGGGAACCTTGAATATATGTAATCTCATAAATGTAAAATAGTTGCGTCCTTTGCCGAGAGGTATCCTATTGGCTTCTCCGACTTCCCTTGTTTTGTGAACTCTGTGGAGTTCGGTAATAGTTTCGTAGTCCATTTGAAATCATAATCCTTTCTAGTTAATTTGCTGATGTTGTAAAGATATACAGTTTTGTTTACTTCCGTCAAGAAAATAAAATCCTTTTTGAGATTTTTTGCTATCTCCATATTCGAGTTGTACTTGATGGCTTCAATGAACCACGGATCCCAAGCTTGAGATCTGCACTTCACTTCGATAATGTACTTGTCGCACTCGAAATCGAATGGACTGAACTGATCCTCTGGTTCAACCAAAGTACCAAGTTGGGGATAGAGTTTTTCCAGTCCTCTTGCGACTGCTCTTTCTTTGACTTTCATAAATTAAAAGATGTAGGCGGCGAAAGGGAATATGATTAACCCACCGCCGTCTTAATAGGCGGACTACCTACATCAAAGTTTAGACAAATATACCTCTGGTAGTATAGAACTTGAACTTACCTTTCACGTCTCTCTCTCCTTCTCTGTTCTTTGCTACGTTGTACTTCATACTGATATAAGATCCTAATCCGTCAAGTCTTTTCGATGCTTCTACGTCATCATTTTCTGCCCACATAAGAATGATTACGTCCGCATCATTTTCAATATCGCCGGAATCCTTGAGATCGTAGATAGCTAGACCACCTTCTCGGCGAGCTCCCTCTCTATTTACTTGAGAAAGGAGTAGAACTCCTACCTCTAGCTCAAGAGCTAGTTGCTTGATAGTATGAGAAATGTTAGCGATAGCATCGTTCTTACTTTGGTTGCTTGAATTAAATGGGATAAGTTGTAGATAATCTATTACTAAAAGTTTTACGCCGTATCTGCGTACCATAGTCCTTGCGTGCGAGCAAAGCTCTCCAATGTTTTTGATGCTATGCACTGTATAGATGGGCATACCCTTGAGGCTCTCGCATCCTTGGCGAACTTTCTGCATTCTGTCCTCTGTGATTACGCCGTCCTTAATTTGGCGTAGATTCGCTTGGGACTTCGCTGTAAGTATTCTCTTCAGTACTTGCTTCCTAGGCATTTCTAGGCTAAATACGCCGCATCCTACGCCATCCTTGAAGGCTGATCGAGCTACAATATTGAGGGCTAGCTGGGATTTACCACAAGATGTAGGAGCAGAGATGACCACAACCTCGCCGGCTCCGATACCTCCGTTGCCTAGCTTCTCGTCTAGGTGTGGGATAT